GGACGATGCTCGCGTCGGAGTACCTGTAGGGAGTGTTTTTCTCGTCCTGCAGGAGCTCACGAATGAAGCTGACGTACTTATCGACCGTCTCAAGCGCCATGATTGTCCTCGCAGGTAGAGGAGGGGCCGGGTAACACCGGCCCCAACTACTTAGACAGTCTGCGCCGCCGCGGTGACGGACTTGACCACAACGGCCTGAGCCAGTGCGGTACCGTCGAGCACCTTGTAGCCGTAGACCTGAAGGCCGCGCATGATCTGACCGAAGGTCAGTTCGGAACGCAGCGTCTCCATCTCCGTCATCTGCGTGGCGAACGTGAGCGCGTGGCTCTGGCCGGCGTAGATGATGAACTCGGACGCGGACAGACCAGCCGCGGTGCCGAAGGGGATCAGGTTGGAGGTGTAGAGCGTGAAGCGGTCCACCATGCCCAGACGGCCGTTGCGCAGCATGGAGACGCCGTCGCCCGACAGATAAGCCTGACGGAGCTCCGAACGCTTGACCATGGTCGCACACCACGTCGGCATGATGATCCAGCGGCCGGTCTCCGGAATGTTCTGCTCGTCGAGGGCCTGACCCAGACGGAGCATGACAGTCAGGATTTCCACGTCGCCGACGCCCGCACCGGTGAGGGACGAAACGACGGACAGCGGCGTACCGGTCACACCGAGATTGAGCATACCGGTAATGGCACCAGCGGTCAGACCACGGTTAGCGGCGGCAGCCTGATCCTTGATGCCGAGCAGAACGGCCCGGTCGATCACGATCTTCATCTGCTCCGCGGCGTCTTCCGACCACATCGACATGAGCGAGATGTCGGACTGAACCTTCATCACGTCGTCGAGGATGGTGTTGAAGTAGTTGCCCTGATCGATGTTCAGAACAACCTTGTTGCCTTGCGGGCGCTCAAGCTCCAGCGCTGCGTCGGCGAGGTAGGCGCGGATGGTGATGGTCGGCTTGGTGCGGATATGCACCTTGTCGCCATGGCCTTTGATCTCGCCTTCGTAGTCGGTGTTCGAGATGGCGGCCAGAACAGTGGACGCGTAGAACTTCTCGATGAGCTTGCCGCTCCAGATTTCGGGGATGTAGCCCGAGCCGGAGAGGCCGTTACCCGCCGAACCGGCGGGGTAGATCGGAGGGGTGGTGACCCCTGATGCGACAGGAAACGGCATGCGTTTCGCCCTTTTGCTGAGAGATGGGTTTACCTAGCCCGCACGCGTCCCTCTCGCTGCGCTTTGAAAAGTTCCTGCTCTAAGGCGTTGAACTCTTCTTCGCGTCCGAGGTACTCGCCACGCCGCTTGGCGGCATAGAAAGCGTTGACGTCGTCCGGAGTGATGATCTGCTTCTCAGCCGGGGCGTTAACCTGCGCCGGAGTTCTGGCTCTGCCCGGTGCCGCTAAAGTCTCCAGTCCCGGTTTCGGCGGCTGTTGGGGAGCGGCCGGTGTAGGAAGCGGATCGTCAGCGGGGGTCGTTGCAGCCAATTCAGAAACGAAGCCTCGGAAGAAAGCCAGAACACGGGGAGTGTCGTTCTCCGCGTACGCTGACAAAAGCATGCTGTGACGAGTAGCACCAGAATACGGGTCTGGCAAGGCCAACCATGCTTTGAATTCGTTCAGCTGGTTGATCTCCTGCCAATTCGGTATCTTGGACGTGAGCTCAGCGTGCATCGTCTGCTGCGCGGTGCGTTTGGTCTCTTTCACCGTGCCGGTAAGCAGACTCTCCAAACGCGACACAGTAGCCTTCAGCTCAGCCACTTCAGGAGAGACGATCTCCCGCGCACGGCGGCCCATCACGTCGAGCATCTCCGTGCCGAACTGCTCCTCCTCTTCGGAAGTAATCAGCTTGGACGGCGTTGACGCAGGGGTGGGTGCTGCCGGCGGCGCACTGCGCATATCTTGCAGCATCTGCTCCATGGCACCCATACGGTCGACAGCGTTAGCGAGCTGCTGCTCGAGCTTCACACGGCGGCCTTCCGCGGACCTGTAGCGCTGCTCCCAAGTCTCAGCGTCGTTACCCTGAGGGGTAACAGGAGGTGTCGGTTGTGGGGTCGGTTGGGGCTGCGGTTCAGGGGTGGGCTGGGGCTCAGCAGGCGGGGTCGACTCAGGGTTTTCGACAATGGTGATGCCGTCTTTATTGGTGGTCGGCCTTGCCATCTTGTCGGCCGGCTGCACCTGATCCGGATAGGCTTCGCGCTGAATTTGTTCTGCGCGTTCAGCAGCACGGCGGACTGCTTCCGGGACTACGACGTCGGGGTCTACTGGTCGGTTGTTCCCTTTCAGATCAGAAACTTTGGTAGCCATCTTGTTCTCCTTGTCGGCACGGCTAGGCGGTGCGGACGGTTCGGCTGGGTGTTAGGCCAGCGGTTAGAAAAAACCCCGGGGTGTGAGCCCCGGGGTTGTCAAGTCTAGGGAGGAAACGCCCAAGGAGGGCTATTATCCAATGACAGTCATCGACACCGTGGTCAAGGTCAAAATCTTGATCTGGTAGCGACGGATCGTGGTGATCGCGATGGTGGTCTCCAGCGTGCCGGGGCCTACGAGCGACACACCGGTGTTGGGGGTCATCGTGATCGCGCCGGACGACGTATTGTCGTTGACGACGGCGAACTGCGTGGTCGAGCCGACACCAGCATTGGCATCCGCTGCCTGCATGGCGGCAACGATCTGCGCTGCGGTCGCCGTGTTGAGCACAACGGCAGTGGTGGAGCCGCTGAACTCGACGACAGTACCGATCATTTCGGCACCCGTCAGGGTGAAGGGGCCGGCACCGGTCTTGGTGAGGTAGGTCTGGCTCTTCAACGCCGCCACCATCGCGCCGAGATAGACAATCGCCTCCTCGTCCGAGATGACGTTGTTGGGGAAGTACGGGCTGTTGGTACCCATAGTCGAAGTCTCCTATTGCTGTTTGTGTGCTGTGCTGAACAGGGAGGAGAGGTCAACGCATTGCTGTGCCCTTCCCTGCGCTCGTAATACCTTGTCGGCCGGCGCTTGTACACAGGCGTCGCGTGCTTCGTCCGTGTACACTTCGAAGGCCTTGATGAACGCCTGCCAAGTTTCCGGCGCGGCCCTCGACAAGCGGGCGGCAACAGCTTGGAGATCGTCCTTGGGTTTTGGAGGCGTGACTGTCACGGCTTCTTACCCACTACGTTTCGACCGTTCCGCACGACATTCGGAGTGGCCTTGGCGTAGTTGTTGATGGAGGGTCGCGACTTAACGAGATCGTTAAGCGCGCCGCGCCCCGGAAAAATACGTTGCGAGCCTTTGCCCGCGCGTTTGGTGACGTTAGGTTTCACCAGTCAATCCTGTCATCCCAAACGATGGTACCGGACCGGAGAAGTCGCTGATCTGCGAGCCTTTCCCCTTGTGCTGTTTCACGCCCTTTAGAAGTGGCGATTTGGAGCTCGAAGTCGAAGCGCCGAGCTTTGGCTTCGGCATCTTGCCGCTACCGATCATGAGCTTCGACTTCGAGGTCGCCATGTTACTTCCCGCCTTTGAGGGCCTTACGGACACCGGGCTTGTCGCCCGACATGCCACCCTTCTTGGCCGGAAACTTCTTCATTTCCGAGCCCTTGCCAGCCTTCGAGGAGCTGGTGATCTTCTTACCGGCGAACGGGTTCTTCGCCATTACTTGCCCGACTTCCCGGGCGTACGCGTGCCCGCGGTCTGCTTGCCGAACATCTTGCCGGAGCCGCCCTTGGCCCACTTGCCGCTGCCGCCGCTGTCCGCCTTGCCAGACACGCCCGGCGTCTTGGTGCCGACGTGCTGCTTGCCGAACATCTTGCCGCTGCCACCCTTGGCAAACGCCGGCTTGCTCGATTTGGTAACCTTCGACTGCGCCATAAGTTCTCTCTCCTGTTACTGGGGACCACCGGTGATGTTGACCCGCGGGCCCGCGTCGCCAGTGACGTTTCCACCTTGCGGTGCCTGATTGCCTTGAGCGGCCGCGGCGGCCTGAGCCTGCTGCTGAGCCTGCTGTTGGCGTTCCTTGAGCACATCGTCCGACGGTACGATCTCCGCCCCCGGCATGCCGATGCCTTCCGATACAGTCCTGAGGACCTGTGCACGCCCCTCCGGCCCCATGATGGCCGTGTCAATGGGGTTGGCGGTGATCTGCAGGAACTCGAGCTGGCGGCTGCGCTGCGTCTCGCGCTGGATCGCGACGGTCACACCCATCACCCGCACGCTCTCCTCGCCCGTAAGCAAGCCAGAGCTGTCCGTCATCATGACGATATCGTAGAGCGCCGTCAGCAGCGGATCGAACACGTCGCGATCAATGTTGGCCGCCACGGCTTGAAGAATTTTAGAGGCGTTGCCCATCAGCATGGCGAGGCCGGAGCTGGTCCGCCCCGCGCCGCCGGCGCTTTGCCCCTGAAGGTACCTCGGGATGGCGCTCATATCGTCGGCCATGCCGTTGATCTTGTCGTAGACCTGCAGCAATTCAGCGGCGATGGAGTTCGGCTGGAAGAAGCTGATCGGCACCTGTGTGGTCCCGTTCACCGGATCGTCCTCAAAGTGCCAGCGCTTCCACGGATACATGTCGTCGGCATCTTCACCAGACGACAATTTGCTGTCGTTGACCATGACTTGAGGCCCCGACGCGATCGCCATGTTATTCATGAGTGCGCGGAGGGTACTGTTTGCGCCTTCCTGAAGATCGGCGATGATGTCGGTGAGGCCGTTACCCACGGGGGTACCGGGCATTTTCTCGAAGCTGGTGATGAAATAGTTGTGCCGTTTGCGCGGCGACGGCGAAAGCTGAACCTTGATGACGTGCTGGCCGACAAGCCACGCCTGTACCATGTAGTCGCGCAAGCCGTCGGGGATGAGCTTGGCGTCCATGCCCTGCTCAAGAAGCATACGTCCCTGCACGTTGCCGTTGAACTCCAGACAAGTGATCATGCCCGACTGGTTCATCACCGGGTTTTCCCGGCTCTCGTTGACGGCACGCTCGCTGTCGGTCTGATCCCAGTTATCGCTCAATCCGCCGCGGCCATACTCGTCGAGCACGGCGCGAATTTCGTCTTGGTCGTACCCCGGCAGATCGAGGAGATCGTTCAAATCGGCGCGAGAAAGTCGGCTGCGCTCGATGATGGAGGCGTTTTCGATATCGCCGGCTCCCGGGGTCCACCACAAATCAAATGGTGAAACACGCTCCCAGAACATTCGCGGGCGGGGGCTGCTAATCGCGGTTCCGTTTTCCCAGTTAAGGGTCGGGACAATTCGAACGACAGGCCCTTTAATGCAGGCGAAAGGGAAGATCGGTAAGTCGGCGATAAATTCAGCGAGGGCCTTATAGAAATTTCCCTCCACAAGATATTCATCGATCTTGTCCTCCGCGACCTTGGCCTGCGCCGCTGATTTCTTCTTTGCGGCTTGCCGCGCCGCGGTCAGTAGACCGTTCAGTCGGTCCCGCATCGCGGTCGGGTCCACCTGCTGGCCGCCCTGCTCCATCGTGGCGACTTCCACGCGGATCAACTGCTCGATGGACTGCATGATGTTGGGCGGGATGGCGGGGTCGGGGCCCGGGTCCAAGCCCCACGGCCGATCAGCCTGCAGATAAACGTCCCGCAGAAGGCTCGAAGCCCCGCGGCATTTGGCGGCGCTGATGCGCGCGTAAATCTGCGAGCCGCCGAACTTTTCGATCTCGGCCAGCTTGGTAGCACTGTAGACGCCGTTGAAGGTGCGTAGCGCTTCGGCTAGGCGTTCAGACCATCCGGAGCCACCGTTGCGGTGGTTCTTCATCATCTCGAACTGGCTGCGGATGTAGCCGGCGAGGTTGGTCGCCGCTACCTGCGACAGCTTCATAGCGTCCTCAGCCTGACGCTTCTCCTTCTGCTGGAGTTTCTCGATACGGTCCAGCGCCCCCGGAGGGATGACGCGAAGGACACCGTTTTGCGGTAGTGTGTCGACCATGCTTCGCCTATATGCTATCTGAAGCGAACTTACAACTGAAAGGCCCCACCCATGGGCGACATGTCAATGCCTTCGGACTACCCGACGATCCCGGCCAGTGTGTATGACGACGTGAAGCTTGTAAAGCTCGCTCGCGGAATTGCAATGGGGATGAAGGACCTCCCAGACATCCTCTTCGCCAACGATCTCACGCAACGAGAGTTCGAGGAGATTTCGAAACTCCCCCACTTCAACCGTATCCTCGAAGCCGAAGTCCGGGCGTGGGCCAATATCGACAACGCCGAGGACCGCGTCCGGGTCAAGGCGGCCTCCTTGATCGAAGAGTTCTTGCCCGAGCTCTACGCACGTCTGAACGACCGCGACGAAAATTTAATGGGCAAGGTGAAGGCGCTGGAGCTAGCATCGAAGTGGGCACGGTTGGGCCAGACTGAGACCCCCCAGCAGGGTCATCCCGGCGACCGGGTACAGGTGATCATCAACCTAGGCGCAGACAACAAGCTGGTCTACGATAAGCAGTTACCCGCGAAGGTAATCGAGCACGAACCCACCATCGTGAACCCCCCAGTAGAACAGTCGTTCGAAGAAAGCATCGATGCTGCTACAACCAATTAAGTTCGACGCGCCACCCACGGTCGCGGCCTTCATGAAGAGTGCAGCGTTCGGAAGGCTGATCGCCGGTCCCGTCGGCTCTGGCAAGACCACGGGCTGTATTTTCGAGTTGTTCCGGAAGTCTCTTGAACAAGAACGCGCAGCGGACGGCTTCCGCTACACGCGCTTCGCCGTCGTCCGCCAGACGCTGAAGCAGCTTAAAGACACCGTCCTCAAAGATATCATGAGCTGGCTTGGCGGCGTCGCTCGCTACAAGGTGCAGGACAATGTCGTCATCATTGAATTCGCCGACGTCGTGTCAGAATGGCTATTGCTTCCACTGGAAGATGCGGAGGATCAGCGACGGCTCCTTTCAATGCAGCTCACTGGAGCTTGGATGTCCGAATGTATCGAAATGGACGTTAATCTCGTCGCTGGTATTGCCGGTCGATGCGGTCGTTATCCGTCTGGCGCTCGAGGCACTCCGTCATGGTTCGGAATTATAGCTGACACGAACATGCCATCGGAGGGCTCCGACTGGCACAAATTCATGGACGTCGAGCAGCCCAAAGACTGGGATATCTATATCCAACCGGGTGGCCTCGAAGAGTACGCCGAGAACCTCGCATGGCTGACGCAGACCGCTACAACGATGAAGCTAGACGTCGACGATCCGGTTCGACTGGCGCAAGGAAGGGTCTACTATGAACGTCTCGCACGAAGTGCAAATCCTGACTGGATCAAGCGATATGTCCATGCACAGTTTGGGAATGACCCTT